TCTACAATGCTCTTGCAGACAAGGATGAGGGCAGGCTAAGACGTGTACACATTCCCCGATCCGATGTGTTCTATGTTCGTGAAGCTATCTTCCAAAGGTCTGGCGAAAGGTACTCCTTAGACAGGGTGGAGAGGGCAATGTATCTTGAAGGGCACCTCAAAAAGAAGGATGTCTTTGAACCAGAGAGAAAGAGAGATTGGGAATGACAGACTTCAGCCTTGGACCTAAGTCTCGACAAAAGCTGGAAGGGATTCACTCAGACCTTGTGGCTGTCGTTGAGAGAGCAATCAAGATCACTGAGAGAGACTTTACGGTGATTGAGGGTCTCAGGACAAAGGAGCGTCAGGCTCAACTTTTTGCTGCTAAGAAGTCCAAGACGATGAACTCAAGGCACCTGACTGGTCATGCTGTTGACCTCGGACCTTGGCCTCTGAATGGTGATTTCGATGAAGATGGTATTTTGAATATTGCTGATTGGGATGAGTATTACCCTATTGCTGATGCAATGAAACAAGCTGCTTCTGACCTTGGTGTAAAGATTGTTTGGGGTGGTGACTGGAAAGGTTTTCCAGATGGCCCTCATTTTGAACTTGATCGTAAGGTCTACTCAGCGCTCTCCTCTGGAGTAGCATGAGCATGAGCAACGAAGAGTCATGGCACTTGTCCAAATCAATTCCTCTTACCCTTGTATTCGCCATCTTCTGTCAGACGGTTGCTCTGATCTGGTTTGTTGCTAGTCTACGTAATGATATTGACTACGCTCAAAAAGAACTTGTACGGCAGGATACCAGAATCAATACACTGGAAGAGACTGTCCAGAATCAGGCTGTCACCATGGGTCGCATTGATGAGAATATCAAAGCAATCAGGGGTGCAGTAGAGGCCATGGCTGTAAAATGAAAACCTACAAACGAGAGCTTGCTATAGTCCTCTTGGTCTGGCTGGCTTACGTTGTAGAGGTGAAGGAAACTAGCCTTGTTGAAATCCTTGTCTGGCCTGTCTTCACCTTCGCTGCTCTTTCTTTTGGGTTGGATTGGTTTGGTAAGTCTCCTTCCGGGATGCAGCAATTTACCAATGAAACTACTGACCGGGGGGGGGCCCAACGTAGCGGCAAACGTACAAGCAGGGAAGACAAACTCCCAAACGCTAGGGACTACGAGGATCACGGAGCAGAAGACAAATAATGGTGACATCAAGTCTGTAGAGTCTAAGGTTTCAGCGGAGCAAGTTGAGAAAGTTGTTGTCAATGAGGTTCAGCCGTGGGTTATTCTACTCCTGATTCTAGGGTGGTTACTCCCCTCACCGAATGAAATTGGCAGATGGATCACAAATCTCTTTAAGAGGAAGAAAGATGCCCAGTGAAAAAGACCCCAGACTAGCCAGAGCAGGTGTTGCGGGCTTCAATAAGCCTAAAAGAACCCCCGATCACCCCAAGAAGTCCCACATTGTGGTGGCAAAAGAGGGTGATAAGGTCAAAACTATCAGGTTTGGTGAGCAGGGTGCTAGTACTGCGGGTGCTCCCAAGGCTGGTGAGGCTGACAAGATGAAGAAAAAGAGAGCCTCCTTCAAGGCTAGGCACTCAAAGAACATCGCAAAGGGCAAAATGTCTGCTGCGTTCTGGGCTGATAAAGAAAAATGGTAGATAAAACAAGAAATTACAAGTCAGAGTACGCTAATTATCACGCGAAGCCCGAACAGCGGGAGCGTAACAATGCTCGTAAACGTGCTCGTTATGACTTAGAGAAGAAGGGTACAGTGTCCAAGGGGGATGGTAAAGACATCGACCACAAAGATGGTAACCCCAAGAACGGAAAACCTAAAAACCTTCGTGTAGTCACCAAGACTGCCAATCGGTCTTTTCCTAGAACAAAGACTGCAGCCAAGAAAAACCCAAAGGACTAATCATGCCTCTTACCTCTAAGGGTAAAAAGATCAAGGCTGCTATGCAGAAAGAATATGGTAAGAAGGCCGGAGAAAAAGTCTTCTACGCCACCGCACAGCGCAGCGAGCAAGGCTCTTTAGAAAACAAGGGCACCATTAAGGGTGTCACCAAACCCCGGAGAAAAGACAAATGATGTACGGTAAACCAAAAGCTGCTAAGCCTAAGAAACCTGCACCCAAAAAAGGTATGGCTATGGGTGGTATGGCCATGGTCAATAAAGATGGCAAGAAGGTTCCTGCATTTGCTGCAGATGGCATTGGTAAAATGGCTTACGGCGGTATGACTAAGAAGGGCTACAATAAGGGCGGCATGGCTAACTGTGGCGCTTCGATGAAACCCGCTCAAGGTAAAGGCAAATAATCATGGCTAAGAAACCTACACCCAAATTCACTCCCTGCAAGTCTTGCCCTGCACCAGCCAAGTGTAAGGCAATGGGTTCCTGCATGGCTAAAAAAGGTAAGAAGTAGTCATGGCTAAGAAGCTTAAAGATGTCAATAAAGATGGCAAGGTAAACTTTAAGGACACTTGGCTTGGTGAGCGCCTGTCTACCAAAGGTAAACTTAAAGGGCCTAACCTTGCGGAGTCTCTTAAGGGTGCTCGTCGTGAAGTTCCCGGTGAAGAAAAGAAATCGACTACCTCCACTAAGCCTTCTGCCTCCATTAAGCCTGAGTCCTCTCAAAAGAAAAATAAAGTTACGGCCACTGCCAAGGCTTCTGGTTCTGTTGTGCCAACAGGTACGGCTTCAGCAAAAGCCACAGTTAAGGTTCCCTCTAAGCCTAAAAGTAAATCTACAACTGGTGAACCTCTACGCACTGCATTGAAAAGTGTAGGCCCAGTTGGAGGTAGGGTATCTTTTCCCGGATCAAGTCTATCTAATGAGCGGACGGATAGAAGAATAACCAAGGACACCGCGAGACCGTCTTTTGATGTCAATTACGATCAGTGGCTAAAGATGACACCAGCAAAGCGAAAAGAACTTGGTCTCCCTGCAACTTATGGGCTTGTGCAACGAATGCTTGGTACTAAGATGAATACCCAAACAAAGAACAGATTTAAGTTCTACAATAAAGAAGACTAAGTAATGGCAGAAGTTAGGGCAATCTCTCACGTAATTGCGTGTACAACTGCAGCGACTCATGTCCTGTATAGATGTCCGCTCAATTGCAGGTCAAAGATTCCCCTAGTTTTCTTTACCAATGCTGGTGGAAACAATACAGTCTCACTGAAGTGGTACAGAAAAGCTGACAATGCTACCTACTATATCATTGGTGGTAAGAATATGAGCACAGGGGAGTTTATACAACTCTCTCAGAGCTACATTGTACTGGACCCTGAAGATCGTCTAGAGATTGTCTTGGGGTCTAGTGGAACTGTGGATGCACTCTGCACTGCAGAAGAACTCTTTACTGCCAATACGACAAGGCCACAGTCATGACATCTAAAGTTAATCAAGCAGGCAATTACACTAAACCCACCATGCGTAAGCAACTCTTCAATACTATTAAGGCTGGGAGTAAGGGCGGCGCTCCGGGTCAGTGGTCTGCAAGAAAAGCGCAGATGTTGGCTAAGCAGTATAAAGCCAAGGGCGGAGGGTACAAAGATTGAGCGACCCTCAAAAAAGCCTCAGGAAGTGGACAAAAGAAGAGTGGGGAACCAAAAGCGGTAAGCCCTCTACTCAAGGTCCAAAAGCTACTGGGGAACGGTATCTGCCCAAGAAGGCCAGAGAAGTTCTTTCTAAAGAAGAGTATGCCCGTACCAGTGCGAAGAAAAGAGAAGACACCAAGAAAGGGAAGCAGTTCTCCAAGCAGCCCGAAAGTGTTGCAAAGAAAACAGCGAGGTTCCGCAAATGACTAAACAGCTTACCGAGATGCAACAGAAGTTCCTTGATGTCCTCTTCGAAGAGGCTCGGGGTGACTACGTTAAGGCCAAGAAGCTGGCTGGCTACAGCGACACATACTCCACCAAGCACATCGTTGAGTCCATTGAGGATGAGATTGCAGAACTCACCAAGAAGTTCATCACTCGTGTTGGTGTTAAGGCTGCATACAGCATGTACGAAGTGATTGTTGACCCTACTGCACTCGGCAACAAAGAGAAGATGGCTGCAGCTAAGGATTTGCTTGATCGTGGTGGCTTCAAGGCTAGGGATGAAGTTAAGATCGAGTCTGATATTCCACTCTTTATTCTCCCTTCCAAGAAAAGCGATTGACAGCTTGTGTCGTTAGTAGTATAAGTATCTCATGCCAAAAATCAAAACAGAATGGAAGCTACCAAAACCTATCGACCATGGTGACCACTTCGAGTGGAAGCCTGTTGTCAGAAGCGGTAGAATTATGCCCTTCGGGTACAGAGAAGACCCTAAAGACCCGGATGTACTACTCCCTATTCCAAAAGAGCTGGAACTTCTTGAGCAAGCAAAAAGGCACCTCAAGAAGTACTCTTATAGAGCAGTTGCAGCTTGGTTGAGTGAGCAGAGTGGTAGACCCATTTCCCACGTAGGTCTGTATAAGAGGATTAAGCTTGAGTACAAACGTAAGACAGACGCTGCAAACCAACGCTATTTTGCCGAAAAGTACAAAACGGCCCTCGAAAAAGCCGAAAGACTTGAAGCAAAAATTGGTGGAAGTGCAATCAGAACCAGTACCAGTACCAGCACCAGCGGAGAACAAGACCTACGCGCAGGCGATCCCACCGAAGTTTGATGTTGAGAAGGCTAGGGAAGTTATCTTCCAACCCAACCCCGGACCTCAGACAGAGTTCTTGTCTGCAGATGAGCAAGAGGTTCTCTATGGTGGTGCAGCAGGTGGTGGTAAATCCTACGCCATGTTGGCAGACCCAGTACGTTATCTAAACAATGAACACGCCAAGATGCTTTTGGTGCGTAAGTCTACAGAAGAACTTAGAGAACTAATTTCTGTTTCGAAGATGCTGTATCCCAGAGCTATTCCGGGGATTAAGTTTTTAGAGAGAGACAAGACTTGGGTAGCACCTTCTGGAGCAACACTCTGGATGAGCTACCTAGACTCAGATGATGACGTTACTCGCTATCAAGGTCAGGCATACAACTGGATTGGTTTCGACGAACTTACCCAGTGGTCTAGTCCCTACGCTTGGAACTATATGCGTTCTCGTCTCAGGACAACTCGTGATAGCGGCCTCAAGCTGTACCAGAGAGCTACAACCAACCCCGGAGGGGCAGGACACCACTGGGTTAAGAAAGCCTTCATTGATCCCTCACCTCCCGGTAAAGTATTCTGGGCTATCGACCCGGAGACAGGTGAAACTCTGCAGTGGCCCAAAGGTCATTCCCGAGGGGGAGAGCCACTCTTTCAAAGACGATTTATTCCTGCAACCCTCTTCGATAACCCCTACTTGGCCGATGATGGTATGTACGAAGCCAACCTCTTGTCTCTCCCTGAGCACCAGAGAAAACAGCTTCTGGAGGGTAATTGGGATACTGCAGAGGGTGCTGCTTTCCCGGAGTTTAATCGTAGATTGCATGTCATTGACCCGTTTGAAATCCCTACTAGCTGGCCAAGATTTCGTGCTGCTGACTACGGGTATAGTTCTTATACTGGTGTTCTCTGGTTTGCTGTAGCCCCCGATGAGCAACTGGTTGTGTACCGTGAGTTGTACGTCTCGAAGGTTCTTGCAGAAGATTTGGCAGACAGGATTCTGGGAGAAGAGTCTGGGGAAAAGATGCGTTATGGTGTTCTTGACTCCTCCCTCTGGCACAAGCGTGGGGATACTGGGCCTAGCATTGCTGAACGTATGATCTTAAAGGGATGCCGCTGGCGTCCTTCAGACAGAAGTAAGGGTTCTCGTATCGCAGGTAAGAACGAAATCCACAGGCGTTTGCAACATGATGCTTACACAGATGCACCCAGAATGGTTATCTTCAATACTTGTAAGAACCTGATCTCTCAACTGCCATCTCTTCCCCTAGATAAAACTAACCCAGAAGATGTAGACACCAAGGCAGAAGATCACCTGTACGATGCCCTGAGATACGGGGTTATGACTCGCCCGAGAAGTGGTCTATTTGATCTCGACCCTAACTCTGGCAGAACTGGCTTTCAGATCGCTGACAGTACTTTCGGCTACTAACACAAATTGGAAATGAGAATGGAAGAAGACAACATCTCCCCCGACAGCATTAAGATGCTTGCAGTCGAGGATACTTCTGGCGACACGAACACTGATAAAAAAGCAGGTACGATTGTCTCCTATGTGGAAGAGCGTTTCTCTAAGGCTGAGACTGCGAGAGAGACGGAGGAGTATCGTTGGATTACGGCCTATCGCAATTATCGCGGTCTGTACGGACCTGATGTCAAATTTACTGATACTGAAAAATCTCAGGTATTTGTCAAAGTTACTAAGACTAAAGTACTTGCTGCTTTCGGGCAGATGACCGAGGTGCTCTTCGGTGGTAATAAGTTTCCTATCACTATTGACCCTACTACGCTCCCTGAGGGTGTAGTAGATACAGCCCATATTGAGACTAACGACGAAGTGAAGAAGGCAGAAAAGTCTGCTGGTGTTAAACCTCTGCTTCCCGGCGAGACCATGCAGGACTATCGTGAGCGCCTTGGTGGACTCAAGAAAGAGCTTGAGCCTGTCGAAGAAGTTCGTCCCGGCCCCGGCATGACTCCCTCTCAGATCACCTTCGAACCTGCCATGATTGCAGCCAAGAAGATGGAAAAGAAAATCCACGACCAACTTGAAGAGTCTCATGCCTCCAAGCACCTGCGGTCTACTGCCTTTGAGTGCGCCCTGTTTGGGACTGGCGTTATGAAGGGTCCGTTTGCAGTCGATAAAGAATATCCTCGTTGGGATGATAAGGGTGCTTATGACCCAGTAATTAAGACTGTCCCCATGGTCTCTAATGTATCTATCTGGAACTTCTACCCGGACCCAGATGCCAACAATATGGAAGAGTCTGAGTTTGCTATTGAGCGTCACAAGATGTCTCGCAGTGATCTCCGTAAGCTTGCTACCCGACCTTATTTCCGTAAGAATGAGATTGAAACTGCAATCAAGTTTGGCCCCAACTACATCAAAGAGTGGTGGGAACAGGTTATGGAGGATGATGCTCAACAACCCAGCACAGAGCGATATGAAGTTCTGGAGTTCTGGGGTAATGTGGACAAAGAAATTCTAGAGAACCACAATGTTACCATCCCTGCTGCACTCAAGAATAAACTTGAAGTGTCAGTCAATATCTGGGTCTGCAATGGCAGAGTTCTTCGCCTTGTGATGAACCCCTTCACACCCACGATCATCCCCTTCTATGTTGTCCCCTATGAGATTAATCCCTATTCGATATGGGGTGTTGGTGTTGCAGAGAATATGGACGACACTCAGACCCTGATGAACGGGTTTATGCGTATGGCAGTGGACAACGCTGCTCTGAGTGGCAACCTGTTGATTGAAGTGGACGAGACAAACCTTGTTCCCGGTCAAGACTTGAGTGTGTACCCCGGTAAAGTTTTCCGGCGTCAGGGTGGCGCTCCGGGTCAAGCTATCTTCGGCACAAAGTTCCCCAACGTCTCCAACGAAAATATGCAGATGTTTGATAAAGCCAGAGTATTGGCCGATGAATCTACTGGGTTCCCGTCGTTTGCCCATG